TAATACATGGTCGTGAATTTCGTATGATTAATGAAGATACAGTTGAGGGTATAGTAGATGATCCTCGCGGTATTAAACGTAAATAAGGGAGAATATGATGGCTGATTATAAAGATGAATTTAAATTTCCTGATGAAGTAGATGAAAAAGAAGCTTCTAAAGGCAATGAATTTGACATTGAAATTGAAGATGATACTCCTGAAGAGGATCGTAATCGTCAACCAATGCCTAAAGAAATTGTAGATGAACTTGAAAAAGATTCGTTAGAAGCTGAAGAATATTCTGCAGCAGCTAAAGAAAAACTTAAACAGTTGAAAAAAGTTTGGAATGATGAACGTCGCGCTAAAGAAACTGCGCTTCGTGAACATCAAGAAGCAGTTGCATTTGCTAAGAAAACGTTAGAAGAGAATAAACGTATCAAAGCGATGCTTCAGTCAGGCGAAAAAGAATATGTAGAGTCTGTTAAGACAGCAGCTGAACTAGAATTAGAAAAAGCTAAGCGTTTATATAAAGATGCATACGATTTAGGCGATACAGACGCACTAATCACTGCACAAGAAGCTATGCAAAATGCAGGCTATAAATTGCAGCAAGCTAAGAACTTTAAGCTACCTACTTTACAAGAAGATGAAACTAGTGTAAAAGATAATTATCAAGCGGAGTCAGTAAGTCCGCAACCTGATCGCCGTGCGATGAGTTGGCAACAACGCAATCAATGGTTTGGTCAGGATAAAGAAATGACAGCTGCAGCTTTAGGTCTCCATGAGAAACTTAAAGAGCAGGGTGTAGAAATCGGTTCAGATGAATACTACAGCACATTGGACAGAACAATGCGCAAACGTTTCAGCGAGTTTTTTGATGAACCAGAAGAAACAAATAAAAGCGAACCAACTCGTACAAAACCGAGTACCGTAGTAGCGTCGGCGATGCGAAGTACGTCTTCAAATAAGATTAAATTAAAAGCTAGCCAAGTCCAGTTAGCAAAAAAACTTGGATTAACCCCAGAGCAATATGCTCGTGAAGCATTAAAATTAGGAGAATAACATGGTAGATCAAAAACTAACACGTGATATGGCAACAAGAGAATTAACAGAACGTCCAAAACAATGGATGCCTGCAGAATTACTTCCTGAGCCAGATAAACAAGCGGGTTTTAGCTACCGTTGGATTCGCGTTTCAACATTGAATAATGCTGACCCACGTAACTTATCGTCCAAATTACGAGAAGGTTGGGAACCAGTAACAATCGAAGAACAACCTAAATTTAAATTGCTTGTTGATCCCAATAGTCGTTTTAGCGACAACATTGAGATCGGTGGATTATTGCTATGCAAGACACCAGATGAGTTTGTAGAACAACGTAATGCACACTATGTTCAAATGACACAATCTCAAACGGAAGCGGTAGATAATAATCTAATGCGCCAAAGCGATCCTCGTATGCCTCTATTTCAAGAGCGCAAATCAAGCATCAGCTTTGGTAAAGGTAAATAATTTTAATCTAGGAGTATTTTATGGCTTATCCTATAGTATCAGCGCCTTATGGCTTTAAGCCCGTAAATCTTATCGGTGGTCAGGTGTACGCAGGTTCTACACGTAACTTACCAATCGCATATAACTACGGCACGGCTATTTTTAATGGCGACCCTGTTGTTTTAACATCAGGTTATGTAACAATTGCAACAGTTCCAGTTAACTCAACTAACGTAATCATTGGTTACTTTGCTGGTTGCTATTACACAAACCCAACGACTAAACAACGTTTGTATTCACAATATTACCCAGGTAATGTTACTTCTGGCGATATTACAGCTATTGTTGTTGATGATCCTGATGTTGTATTGAAAGTTGTTGCTACTGCTTCAGCTAGCTCTTCAACAGTTGCATCATTCTCACAACTATTAGTTGGCGGTAACGTTGTTGGTGGTACACAAGTTGGTTCAGTAAATAACGGTGATTCATCTCAAGGCGTTGTTGCAGCTACAGCTCCAGCAGCTACTTCAGCAGGTTTCCGTGTATTACAATTAGTTCCAGATACACAAATCTCAACAGGCGGCACATATGTTTCAGGTACAGGTACAACTACGTTGACTGTTTCTGGTTTACCAGTAGGTACATACTTGCCAATCGGTACAGATGTATACAATGTAATTAATGGTCAATTGCAATTTACAGGCTCAAGCTTGACAGCTGCATCAACCGTTACTACAACAGGTAATACAGCATTAACAGTAACAGCTTCAACAGCTACTGTTTCTGGTACCGTTGCTTTAGTTCAAACACCAGAAGCTTTGGTGAAAACGAACTTTGGCGTTCATCGTTATAACTTGGCTTAAGGAGTAATTTAATATGGCTATTTCACGCGCACAACTACTGAAAGAGTTGCTCCCAGGCTTGAACGCATTGTTCGGTTTGGAGTATGCTCGATACGGCGAAGAACATACTGAGATCTACGAAACAGAGACCTCAGAACGTAGCTTCGAAGAAGAAACTAAATTGTCTGGCTTTTCAGCAGCTCCAGTCAAAAACGAAGGTCAAGCCATCGCTTATGACAATGCTCAAGAAGCTTGGACAGCTCGATACAACCATGAAACTATTGCTTTAGGCTTCAGCTTAACTGAAGAAGCTATCGAAGATAACTTGTATGACTCATTGTCAGCACGTTATACAAAAGCATTAGCTCGTGCTATGGCTTACACTAAACAAGTGAAAGCTGCTGCTGTATTGAATAATGGTTTCAACGCTGCATACACAGGTGGCGACGGTGCTTCATTGTTCTCAACATCACATACTTTGGTTAACGGTGGTTCAAATAGTAACACTCCATCAACTCCAGCTGACTTGAACGAAACTTCATTGGAAAATGCAGTTATTCAAATCGCAGCTTGGACTGATGAACGTGGTCTATTGATCGCTGCTAAAGCTAAGAAACTTATCGTTCCACCAGCTCTTCAATTTACTGCAACTCGTTTGCTTGAAACTGAATTGCGTGTTGGTACTGCAGACAATGATATCAACGCTATTAAGAACAACGGTTCTATTCCAGAAGGTTACACAATTAACCACTTCTTGACAGACACAAATGCATGGTTCTTAACAACTGATGTTCCAAATGGTATGAAACACTTCGTTCGAACCCCATTGCAAAACTCAATGGACGGCGACTTCGACACTGGTAACGTACGTTATAAATCACGTGAACGTTATTCATTCGGTTGGTCTGATCCACTAGGTATGTATGGATCTCCAGGCGCTTAATTAGGCTTGGTAATAAAAAGGCCACCTTCGGGTGGCTTTTCTTTTATTAAAATCTAGTATATAGCATTACCTGTAACTAAGTCACTCAGGAGTTAAAACGGATTACCCAAGAACTTAAAAAAAATTAAATAAACACGATATTGACAAATAAAATAATTAAGGGTATAAAGTAATTAAGTCTAGGACTTTAATAGCTATGCCAACCAACCTAGTGGACGATGCACCGATGGCATAGATACTTGTGCAATAGGGATAAATCATGTCAAGAACCACATTCTCTGGTCCAGTGAAATCTGGAACAATTCGTTACAATCAATACGAAAACGTAGGTACTACAGTACTTACACAGTCTACAGCCCTTGCTTTTAATGGCGGCTCAGCAGTTTCAACTACTATCAATATTCCAGTAGGTTGTCAACTACTTGATATCGTTGTTGATGTTTTAACAGCATTCAACTCAGGTTCATCTGATACATTATCAGTAGGTAACATAGCTGCAGGCACTCAATACGCTTCAGGTGTTAACGCACAAACAGCAGGTCGTGTACGCCCAACATTTACAGCTGCTCAATTAGCTGCAATGTTATCAACAACTAATGATGTAGATTCATCTGTAACAGGTCAATCAAGCAACTCATTGTTAGTAGCTACAGTAACTTCAGTTGGTACTGCTAACACAGCAGGTTCAGTTGTTGTGACATACACATACAAACAACCTGATGATCGTAGCGCATTCGGCAATCAATAATTAATCTGAATGGGGCTTCGGCCCCTTCTTAAAACAAAGGAGATTAATTATGACGATGCAATATGATGTAAAAAGTGCTTACCTAGCAGCAACAGGCCAATTTGTTACAGGTCGATGCCGATTAAAAAATATTGTGTTCTTGCCTAATGGTACAGCAGGATCTATCGTTATCTATGATGGTACTGATACTACAGGTCCAATCGTATGGCAGACAAAAACACTAACAGGTGTACAACCATTCCAATTTATTGTTCCAGGTGAAGGTATCTTGGCACAAAATGGGTTATATGCAGTACTTACAAATATCTCATCAGCAACTATTTGTTACGGCTAGGTGACATATGAGTGTAGAACGCGAACTAGCAGTACACGAAACGGAGATTAAACATCTCCAAGCAGATATGGATAAACTGGTTAAAGATATGGAAGATATCAAAGCTACCCTTAAAGCTATCCAACAAACACTTGATCAAGCTCATGGTGGTTGGAGAATGTTAATGGGTGTAGCTGGCGCTGCAGGGATTGTAGGCGCAGGTATCGCTTGGATGGTAGAACATTTCGGTAAATAATTATGCCAAGTACATCTAAAAAACAACATAACCTCATGCAGGCTGTGGCACATTCCCCAGCATTTGCTAAAAAGGTTGGTATTAAACAATCTGTAGGTAAAGATTTTGCTGCAGCCGATAAAAGTAAAACGTTTAAAAAAGGTGGTGTATCACTTGCAGTAGGCCGAGGTGAGAAATTACCTACTGATAAAGGTGCAGGATTAACTGCAAAAGGCCGTGCTAAATATAACCGCGAAACAGGATCTCACTTAAAAGCCCCACAGCCAGAAGGTGGCCCACGTAAAAAATCATTCTGCGCACGTATGTCAGGTATGCCAGGACCAATGAAAGATGAGAATGGTAAACCAACCCGTAAAGCAGCATCACTTAAACGGTGGAAATGTTAATGGGTAAATGTCAGAAGTTTGGTCTAGGTGGTAGCCCTAAAATTACTAAGGGTGGTAAAGGTCAAATTAATAGACAAGGTACAAGAGCTGGCAGTATTTTAGGCGAGCAAAAAGAAGTGCCTAATGTTAATCTAAACAAATATATTGGTATGAAGGCAGGCGGTATGACTCACGACGATATTAAAGAAGATAAGAAGCTTATCAAAAAAGCATTTACAATGCATGATGATCAGTTGCATGAAGGTAAACGAACTAATTTATCAAAACTTAAAAAAGGTGGCACTGCTATGACAAAAGAAACAATGGGTCCTCGCTCAATGAGTGAAGATGTAGAAAAAGGTTCAAACAAATTAACTAAATTTGGCGAATCAGCAGTTCAAAAACGTGGTAAAACTAAAGGTAAAAACCTTGGTGATACTGACATGGACGGTATGAAAAAAGGTGGTAAAGTTAAGAAGATGGCAATGGGTGGTACAGCTTCAGCTCGCGCAGATGGTATTGCTTCTAAAGGTAAAACTAAAGGGAAATGGTGTTAATATGGCTATCGATTTAAAACAAATTCAAGACGATTTCAATAAAGCTCAAACAATTGTTCAAGCAGATGTAGTTGTTCCTGCAGAGCAAGAAGTAAAAAAATTAGAAGCCGAAGTTGAACAATTGATAGAAGAAGTTAAAACTGGGAAGAAATAATCATGGATGATATGTTAGAAAATAAAAAATCTAAAGCACCTAAACCTGCTCCGATTGTTCCAGAAGATGATGCACCTCCAACAGGTCCAGATGGTAAATATATTAAACCACGTCCATATAAAGCTGGAGGATTTGTAGATCATGCAGTACATGTTAAAAAACATGCAGCTGGATTTAAACACCATGATGATCATGTAGCAAAAATGTGTGGTGGTGGCATGGCTAAGGGTAAAAAGTAATGATGGCATCTCGTGGCATGGGTGATGTAAATCCATCAAAGATGCCTGATGGGAAAAAGAAAGCTCGTCGAGATAATACTGATTTTACTGAGTATAAAAAAGGTGGTAAGGTTGGTAAGAAAAATTGGATTGGCGAAGCTATTCGTAAACCAGGTGCATTGCGTGAAGAATTAGGCGTAAAATCAGGTGAGAAAATACCAGCTAAGAAACTAGCTAAAGCCGCTAAAGCCCCTGGTAAAATGGGTAAACGAGCGAGATTAGCTGAAACCTTAAAAGGATTAAAATAAAATGGTCGAACTCTACAACATCAGCCTGATTAAAGGGATCATGATTGGAGTAGAATACGAAGAACTAGATGACGAAGAATATCTAATCATTAATCTAGGACTCCTTCAAATTATTTTAGTATGGTAAATAAATGACAACATCAACTACTACAGCATTTAACCTAGACTTAAACGACCTTATCGAAGAAAGTTTCGAAAGATGTGGCAAAGAATTACGTACAGGTTATGACTTCCGTACAGCCCGTCGTTCAATGAACATTATGACAATTGAATGGGCAAATCGTGGCATTAATCTATGGACGATTGAACAAGGTCAAATACCTATTAATATAAATGCAGGTCAAATATCATATGCACTTCCTATCGATACTATTGATTTGCTTGATACTGTGGTACGTACTGGAACAGGACAAAATCAAGTAGATATTAATATCACTCGTATTTCAGAATCAACATATTCAACGATCCCAACAAAAAATGCAACAGGTCGTCCAATTCAAGTATGGATTGATCGTCAAACAGGGAATACTAATTCCTTACCTGCTACAACATTATCGGCAAATGTATTGGCAACAGATACAACAATTAATGTTGTAAACGCTTATAATATGCCGACCACAGGGTTTATTCAAATTGGCACTGAAATCATTAGCTATCAAAATGTAAGTGGTAATCAACTACTTAATTGTTTCCGTGCTCAAGATAATACAACTGCAGCCGCTTATACCGCTGGAACATCAGTAACAGTAGTCAAGCTGCCTAACATTAATATATGGCCTACAGGTACTCCTGGAACTCAATACAACTTTATATACTGGCGCTTACGCCGTATGCAAGATGCAGGTACAGGGGTGACAACACAAGATATACCATTCCGATTTATTCCAGCAATGGTTGCGGGATTAGCATATCACCTATCAGTAAAACTAGAAGGTGTAGATCCACAACGAGTAATGGGCTTGAAATCAGATTATGAGTTCCAGTTTGATTTAGCAGCACAAGAAGATCGTGAAAAAGCCCCGATTCGTTTCGTTCCACGGAACATGTTCTACGCATAGGTGAATTAAATGCCTAGTAAATTTGCGAGTGGTAAATATGCGATCGCCGAGTGTGATAGATGTGGGCAACGATATAAATTAACTCAGCTTAAAAAAGAAGTTATTAAAACTAAGCTATACCAGATTAAAGTTTGCCCTGAGTGTTGGGATCCAGATCATCCACAACTATCATTAGGTCTCTATCCAGTTAATGATCCCCAAGCAGTTAGGGAACCACGTCCTGATGTCAGCTATTATTCATCAGGTCAAACAGGCTTATACACATCAGATGTAGCTAGTGATAACACAAATAATGCTGGATATCCTCAA